CTTGACAAGGCGGAATCCTCTTGTTGAACGAAACGACGCGACTGAATTTTCAACGTATCTTCAATCGTATTGAAGTAATCGTCTGAATCAGCCTCGATCCCGTCCGCAACCGCGAGGTTGTGGGCCGCAATCATCTTCTGATAGAGGCGAGGGTTTGTTGCATACTCCGGATGAGACCTAACCCAGTCCGCAGAACGTCCCGAAAGCTGAGAAGCAAGAGCTTCGACGGGGTCGGAGGGAGCTTGAGGCTGGTTTTTCAGCTCCTTTACTCTGTTTTCGTAAGCAGTGCGGCCTTGTTCAAGCTGCATTTTCTGTGCAGAGGTCTCCGACATCTGCATTTGGATGTCAGCAGCCGCTTCATGGTCGCCGGATGAGAGCGCATCTGCGTAAGAACGCTTCAACACGAGCTGATTTGACTTCACCGTGTCAATTGCGTTGTCAATCAGTCGGAGATTTGTGTCATCGACCTCGCTTTTGGCAGCAGTTGCCTGTTCCGAGGCCTGTTTCATCCGCCTTTCAGCGTCCAAACGAGCCTGACGCTCTTCCTCGAGCTTGAATTTCAGCTCTCGAATGCCGTCCTCAGCCGAAATTTCCTCTCTTACAGGCTCTTCATCTTTTTCCACCTGAATTTCTTCAGCTGGGACTTCATTCTCGAGCGGTTCAAGCACCAACTCAATATCATTTTTATCGTTTTCTGACATTTTGGCTCCTTACCAAACTTGATCGACATCTAAAATGCGACCTTTGACATTGACATCATTCAAAATTTTGCAAGGAACGCTATTTATCGTGATTGTCCAGCCGTCCGATGCTCGAGAAACGAGCCAATCGCCTTCATTAATGGTTACTTCTTTGAACCATTGACCTTCTTCGTCTTGGAAAGCGGTCGGGCCTTTTTTAAGCACGAGGCCAACCTTGCTTTGATAAATATCTTCGTCGACCGTTTGATCAGTCAAAATAATTCCGCTTTTTGTTATCTTTGGTCGGAGATAAAGCGCAACAAGAACTTGGTTGTTGAACAATTCAAAATCAGAAATGTCTCCAACCTGCTCAACGAGCAGCTCTCGAGGATCTGTTTCGTGGTACATTTTCATTGCAGGCATGTCAGTTTTCCCCTCTGACTGTTTCGCCATCGGCAATTGCCTTGGCTTCGTTCACAAATTCAAGTGCAAGCGAAAGCCCTTGAACTTTTCCGACTTGACGCTGGTATTCATCGAATGAAGATGCCGAACCAGCGGCAAGATTGTCTCGGATGCGTTCGTATTCCGCTCCGATCATCTTTTTCAACTCATAACTGAGCTGATGCGTCGTAGTCAATATCATTTCAGACCCCTCTGATTTTCCCCTCTGTTAATTATTGGGCCGGACACCACAGAGGGGTGAAAGCGTCCGGCCCTTTTCACGGAATTGCTTCCGAGAACTTATTTTGGTCCAGTCAGACCGTAAGCCTTGATCTTTTCCAACCGACCCAAACCTCCGCCAGCTGCGTGATCAATGACGTGGGTCGCACGACCACCGTATCTCCGTGGCATCATTCCTGGAGGTGGCATCATTCCTGGAGGAGGACCGCCAGCTCCTGGAGGCATCATTCCTGGAGGTGGCATTGGAGGACCACCTTGAGGCATTGGAGGTGTTCTCGGGGACATTGGAGCAGGAACTGGTGCGTTCGGCATCATGCCGCCGCCAGCAGGGCTCCCGTGCGCACCAATGATGATATTGATGTGCGTCTTGCCCTTGCCCTTGCCAACTTTGCCGCCCTTTGCGTGAGCTTTGCGACCGCCAACAACTCCAGGAACCTTGGTTGTTGAGTTGCCAGAGAACACGCCGCCGCCGCTGTATTTCATTGTGCGACCGCCGCACTGTTTGCATGAGCAATCGGCAGCATGTTCCGCTTTGCCGCCCTTCTTCAAGCCCTTCATGGACTCCTGCTTGTCGTGCTTCGTGTCAGCCTTCGACGCTTCCCACTGCTTCATGGTCATGCCGCGCTTGGCAGCGAGCTTTTTATCTTGGGCTTCATCCTTCGCGGAGCCTTCGAACTTAGCTTTTCCGCCGTTCTTGCGAGGGAGAGTCTCGATGAATTCTCCAAGGCGGTCGGGTTCCTGAGCCTCTGCGCGAGAGGTCTGCGAGCTACGGGTTTTTGGATTCATTGAAGATTTTGGTTCAATGCCAAGATTTTCCTTCAAACGCTCTGCCGCTGTCAATGGCGGAAGCCCTTTTTGCTCAATGGTTTTGCCGCCTTCTTGACGGCTTTTTACCTTGCCGCCTTTCTTCATCGCCCCTGCAGCACGACCCATCATTTGGTTTTGCTGATTGATTGGGTTCTCGCCGATTGGACCACCGCCGAACTTCTTGGCTTTGCCGCCATGCTTCAATCCGCCAACGTGCGCCTTGCCGCCTTCGCGAACCTCATTCGCCATCTTCTGATCACGGTTGATCAGGTTGTCAGGCGTGAGGTAGCGTTCTGCACGACCGCCCGACTTGCGGGGCATCCGATCAGCGCGATCTGCCGCCTTCATGCCATCTGCTTTGCCGACGACTTTGCCGCCTTTTTTGTATGAGCGCTTGCTCAATGGGCGCATGCCAGTTTGAACATCCGTGTTCAACGGCTCGGAAGGAGACCAAGTTGACGAGTCAACCTTTTTTTGTGGGTCGGTGGAGGAGAGGCGTTTTGCCTTTGCCTTCATCGCAGAACGTACAGTTTTGGCAGAATATTCCATGGTCGTCTCCGGAGGTTGCAATTACGGGCGTCCCCGCATGCCGCGAGAGGGGTAATCAGAGCCTCGCGGCAGAGACCTGATTTTGCTGAGGGCGACCTCGACAATCGGACTATTATGTTCTTTTTTTGTCTTTTTGGCAATGGGGCTTTTCACCTCGCCACCAGATTTGTATTCCTCAACTTCTTGATAAGTTCCGTCCGGCATTAACACCCGTCTCCGAGGTTTGCGAGGCTGAACAATCGGGTCACGACGATTGTCGCTGGTCATTGGAGCAGGAGGGCTGCCTGAGTTGCCCAGAAAATCCAACCAACCGCCACCAACAGGATTCCCGAACTCATCATTCTTCGTTTCGAAGCGCGAATTGTCAGGCTGATTGAATTGGTTGCCGAGGTATCTTCCGCCAATCGACCCAATCGGCCCGAGCGCAAGTCCGCCCAAAACAGACCCAATGTTGCCACCCATGTTGCCAAAGAAGCTATCGTCTCCGCGCTGAGGAGGCATTGGTGCGCCGCCGCCGCCAATGTTGAAACGATCATTGCTGTTGTCGGGGCGATTGTCGGGGCGATTGTCGCCGCTTGGCCCAGCCGTTTGGGTACCGGAACCAGCGTTGTAATTCCGGTCGGCATCGCGGGAGGTTGCCGCAGGACGATTTGCGTCTGCCGCGCCACCTGGATTGTCGCCAGTGCGAACGTCGCCGCCGTAGTCGTAGCCAATGCGTCCGCCGCGCTTGTATAGCGTTTGGTTTTTTAGGATGCTCGCTTTTGCGGTCGGGGAAGCCTCGATCATGGGCTGTTCGTCTTTTTTCTGGAAAGGAATGTTGTTCCCTTCCAAATAATCCACGATGGCGTTTCCGGTCACTCGCACAGCTTCCGGCGATTCATGAACGTCTGGCCGTTGTTGGTGATGCCAATTTTGCACATCTTGTCTCAGCTGCATCCTTGCAGGAGCATCGTTGCCATATCCATAAATATTATCATTGAAATAATAATCAAGTCCGGTTTGTTGTCGGTCTCTTATAGGATCTTTTGAAACCGAAAAACCTTTGTTCGTTGGTGTCGTTTCGCTCAAACCTTTTGTTTTCCAAAGGTCGATCGGCTCGTTTGTTTTTGGATCGAGCACAGGTTCGCCGTCTTTGTCCTCGAGATTCCTCGGAACAAATTTCGGGCCATAGTGCAATGTTTCCGGATCATGCGACTTCATCGCATCGTAAAGTTTTGGGATAAATGTCGTGTCGTACCAATTTCCGACCGCTTTGCCTTCTTTGCTCGGCCAGCGATCAGCTTGAGTCGGGCCATGGTTGACCGTCACCCCATCGTAGTCTCCCGCAGCGACCTCATGGAGAATTTGCTTTATCATCAAATTTGTCGTCGCGTTGGAGCTTGCGACATGAGGATATTCCGGAATAACATTTTTGAGTTTTTCAGATGTTTTTTCCAGTTCCTGTCGAATTTTGTCTTTTCGATCCGACAATATGTCAATTTTCATGGCCAATTTTGGATATTCAGTTCCAGGATAATCGGAAAACATCGCTTGCGAAGCAGCTTCTTGGCCTTGAGTGTCTCGAATTTTTGCATAAAACTCGTTGTGCAATTCCTCTTGTTTTTCGAGAGCTTCTTGAACTTCCTTATATGCATCAGCATAAGCTTGATTTAACGAAGCATATTCGTCTTGCAATTTTTGATGCGTTTCATCATTTAAAAATTTACCTCGCCCCTGTTGCGAAGCATCGGACTGCGCTTCCACGACCTCAAGTATTTTTTTGCCGTCCGGAGTTTTGCGGTCGCCAAGCCGGAGGTGAAACAGCGGGTTCTTTTCAGGGAAATGAGTTTCATATTTGAATCGCTCTTTTTCTTCTGGGCGATACTGCGGAATGATCTCCCGATAGTTTTCGAGCGGCGCAACACCTTCTTTTTCTTCTGAGAGTTGATACTTTGTCCATTTGGGGCTGATCGTTCCAGCAATTGAACGGAGCTCGTTTTTATAATTTTCTGCCCAATAGTTTGCAGCCCAATCCGTCCTCTCTTTTTCAAGTTGAGCGTCAGAATATCCTTTATCTTGAAAAAACGTGTCATTGTAATCTTGCCCACGTTTAAAATTGTAAATAATTTCGTCAATATCATCTTTATCATACCCAAATTTCGAAAAATAATGCTCGATGGCTTTTGGGTCTTTCGACATCTCTTCGGCCATGACAGCAGCATGCGCGCGATCGTAATAATGGCTCGCCTCCCAATTATTATGATAATAACTAGGATCTTTCATGTATTTCTCTCTCAAATTGTTGGAGCGAACACTTTTCTTGTAACCTCCAAGGGACTCGTCTTCGAATGCGCTTGCGATATCTTCCTTGGAAAACTTTTTGTCGCTCGGATCTTCTTCGGGTTCGCCGTCAAGAGGAAATGGTTTTATGTTGCTGAGGCGTTTCAGTCCCCACTCAAGCTCTTCCTTTTTCACTCCAGGTTGGTTTTTTAAAAATTTAGTCCACTCTTCCAGCTTCATCTCATCTTGTTTCGAAGATCGAGCGGCCTCGGCGGCTTTTGAATACAACCCGAGGGCATTGTAGTTCCGGTCGAGTTTCTCGGTTGCAGTTTCTTCGGGCGGCTGATTGCGGCCCATGCCGACCGAACGTTCCGGCTCGGCTTTTTGAGCAACGATCTTGCCCTGCTCGGCGATTTGCTTCGTGTAAAAATCGTAGTTGGGGGAGCCTTTTGTGTATAGGTTGCGTTGTTCGATCAGGTCTTTTATGTAGGCCTGAGCCTCCGCACGACGAGCCGCGAGACCTCCGCCGCTCTCTTTGTGAATGAGGCCACCTTCCGAAAAATATTTCGGCCCATCATCATGAGTTTCTTTTATTTCTTTTACCCAACGATCTGGGATTTCTTCATATGATGTCCCAACATATGCGCCTTTTGGGTTGGGGTGTTTATTCATAAAATCAATAAACGGATCGTCGTGAGTCGATCCTTCGTCGTTTCCTCCGTAGCCCATGTCCGGAGAAATATTTTCATATTCGCTGGCAGGAACTCTAAATTTTGTTGTCGTTTTATCTTTCGACGTAACAAAATTCGATGGCGCATCAATCGAAGCAAAAACTCCATAACCTCCCTGAAGTTTATTTTCTCTTATGGATCGGCCTTCATGTCCAGGAGTTTCGTGGTGCAAAATGATGCCGTCAGGGTAATGCTTTTTCAAATAATTTATGAAAAGCTGTTGCTCCTTTGAAATACGACCGCCGCTCTCTTTGTGAATGAGGCCACCTTCCGCACGAACCTGACGGGGAACGTTTGGCATGAACACAGATGGAGGGAGCTGTTGTCCACCAGCACGCTTTTTTGCCATCTTTGCGCGGCGCAATTCAAGCTCGCCGCCTTCGGACTTTTTGATGGCAGGTTTATCGTCAATAAAATCTCCGTTTCCGGAATAGTTATTTTCAGCATCGCTGACGAGATTTTTGTATTCCTCATCGGAGATTTTTTCGCCCATCAAATATTCGAATTTTGATTTAATATGCGCATGGGTGCGTTCATAAATTTCATTTTCCAATTCTGGATCCATATATGCAACAGTGTCCCCTGCTCCATGAATCAAATCGATCGCTCGGCGGGGATTAGATTGAATCAATTCTTCTGTTGCTTCATCAGGATTTAGATGTTCCATTCCTGGAATTTTACCAGGATCAACATCAGAATATTCCGGATAAAGATCTTCCTCGTAATCTAGCAATCCTTTTACAATCGGGTGGTGGATGTTGACAGGTTCAGTTAACAAAAGGCGGATAAGGAATTTGGTTGCTCCTTCGCCCATTGGCTCTTTTGCCACGGCTTTTGCAATCTCGGTTGGTTTTAGCAATTTGTTTATGTTGCCAGCCTGATTCGCTGCAGCAACTGCATTGCGAGAGGTCTCCAAAAACTTCCTCCGTGTTACCGGAGCCTCCATCAATGTTTGAGTTGCCTTGGCGATTAAATCAGGGTTTTCTGCCGAGGCTGGACCTTTGGACGGCGAACGATTGACGAGGGAAGTGTTCTCTTCCGGCGTTGCGGGAGCTGGCGCAGGAGAAACCACGGTCGATGGGAGGTTTGCCTCCCGAGGCGTGAAAAGGCTCGCGAATGCTGCGCGTTTCGTTGGGTCTTTCAACTCGCCGCCTTCGCTTTTCCCAGCGCGAATGAGCTTCACCGACTTCGCGAGCTGCATAACATCGTTTTTCATCGTGGGTTATTCCCTGTGATGGCGGGGATGACACTGCCGAGGAGCCGAATGACCTCGTCCTCGCTTTCAGGATGCACAGCAAGGTTCTGCGCAAGATCGATCATCTGGATGCGCTCCTTCGCCAGCATTTCCTGTTCTTTGACTTCACTGTCGCGAATGTCTTTTTGCATGTTCGACTGGAGAGCAGCAGCTTTCAGCTTGGTTTCCATCATCTTGGCATCGGCGAGTTGCTTCTTGATCTGAACTTCAGCGGCGTCCTTTTCGGTTGGCCCTTGCTGTTCGCCGCCAGCCAAACCTTCTTGCTGTGCCTTGGCCATGTCGATTTGCAGACGCCCCTGATCCAACGCAATCCGAGCCTGAGCTGCGCCCTGCTTCGTGTCGGCATCCTGCTTCTTTATCTGCATCTCGGCCATTTCCTTCTGCATCTCAGGAGGAGGGGAGCCTTGTGCCTCTTGCGGGATCATGAATTGCTCAGGGTTCGACCAACCCACCGCCTTCAATGCCGCCGTGTCAATCGCGATCGGGTCGTAGAGCGTTGGGTTCGAGGCCTGAATTTGTTTCAGTGCCATGATCTTCATCAACCGTTGCGTTTGGCTCGCGGTGTTTGGGTCAGCTTGAGGAACGAGGTCGACCTGATTCACGCCACGCAGGAAGGTTTCTTGATCCCATGCACGAGCTGGTTTGCGGTTCTGTTGCCAGAAGCTCTCAGGGTTCTCCTTGAAACAACGCACAAGCATCGCGAACTCCTCGGCCTGAGAGGCATGCATCCGCTTGTGAACAGCGTTGAGAACCTTGGTGGCTTGATCAATCATGGCGATTGTGGTGCCGACAGGAGCGTCCGACCGACCTTCGCCCACGGCTGCTTCGGCTGTGCCGCCGAGGCGCATGCCTGTTTGAGCCATGTTCTCGATGAGAGCCATCAATGTTTGAGACGGTTCTTTGTATGGCAGAGGCATGATGGCTTGGTTTATTGGCATGCCGCCTGTTTTCACCAACGCTCCGCCTCCAGGAGGCACACGGAAAATGTTCGTGTTCTGTCTTGCGCCAGTGTCGGCATACAAAAATCCAGGGAAGTTAGCATACATTCCCGCATCCAACAGCTCTCTTTGCGCGGCAGTGATGGCGTTGGTCGTGTTGCCGAGCACATGCAAAAGCCCGAGGTCGTAGAACCCCATCCCAGGAATGAACGTGTATTTCACGAAGTTCTGGCGCGACTCAGGAAGCTCCGCTGTGTCCTCGTCGTAGTTCCGAACAATCGACAACACCTGACGGCTGCTCTCGTCAATCGTGACACGGTAAGGGATCTCGAGCCCTGTCTCTTTGCCCTTGAGGGTGTGTTCGAAACCAACAATGTCCAGCTCGCAATAGCATTCGTAAATTTCGCGGTCACGATCGTCGGGGTTCATCTGGCTTGCGGCGATGCCCTGCTGCGCTTTCATCTCGAGCTGCGCAGAGTCGAGGGTGACTTGCTTCGGGGTGCTCAAGGAGATGTCTTTGTAAGCTCCCAGGATCTGCATCCGCTTCACTGTCGATGGCCGCATGTAGATGCGGTGCGTCGCACGGCTCGCGTTGGACAAGTCCGTCGCAGCGTTGTTGACAATGAGGTCATCCGCATCGACCGACTCACTCACAGGCCGATTCCGCAACGGGCAGAAATAAACCTTTTTGAACGCCGTGCCGCCGAACCCAAGCATGAACAGCATGCGGTCGGTGTCGGGGTAGTATTCCCGAGCGGTGCTGGTCAGGTAATGGTTCAAGTCTTTTTCGAGGTCGTTGGCCAGCGTGTCGGAGTCGAGGGTTGCGTTGTTGTT